CAGATTGACCAGAATATTTTGTACGCATTGCGAAAATAAGACCTGTAGGACCTGTCATTGGTTGAACACCGCAAACGTCATACGCAATCAAATTAGGCAATGAACGGCGAACCAAACTGATTAAGATTGGATCAAAACCGGCAACAGGACCTGCAGCAGCATTAGCGCCTTGGTAACCACCGTTAGTAGCACCCATTGAGTTTGTTGGTGAAGCTTCATAGAGCATACCAGATGACTTTTGCATTTCTTGAGCTTGATTCTCAAGAATAACCGCAGTAACCGCTTTGCGGTATGGGTCTTTAATAGGGGCTAAGTCTGGATGATCCAGAACGCCTTCCCATTTTTTTTGTAATGATTCGGACAAATACATAAAATCTCCTTAGATTTGTTTTAGATTATAATTTTGTTTTAGAAATAGCGCCGATAACGGATTGAACGTAAGCGTCAGACGTTACAGTCTTCTTCTCACTACCGTCTTCAACTTGTTCATGCAAGTCTTGTTCAGCTGCTTTTTTCACACCAGAAGGGAAATAGTTTTCACGGATTGTTTCAAGCTTGTTTTTGTATTCTTCCTCTGTGGAGAATTCTACGCCCTCTGCGAGCGATTTGATTTTTTCAGCTTGAGTATCTGTTAAACCTTCACACACTTGGTGTGTAACTTCATTCTTATATGACTCAACTAAAGCTTTTGCGTAACTAATGCCACGTTCAATTTCTTCATTGAGTTTGCCTTCAAGTTCTTCAACTTTCTCGGCAAGTTCGCTTACTAAATCTACTTTCTCAGATGGAACATCGATGTAGTGTTCAGCAAACAAATTGCGTAATCCACCAATGAAGTCTTCAGTCAATTCGGCACGTAGGCCAGATTCGATTGCGATTTCATTGTCGGACATCCATTGTTCAACAACATAGTTGAGATAGTCATCAACTTTTTCTGTTAAGTCTGCCTTGATAGAATCAATTGCTTCTTCTAACATGCCAGCATAACGTGCTTCTGTTTCTTCTTCAATTTGTGTGATACGGTCGTATACACGAGCTTCAAAGATTGTTGCTGCTTTGGATTTGAATTCTTCTGAGATGGTAGAATCATCAGCAAAGAGAGCGTCAACGTCCTCTTTCATCTTTTCTTTCATCTTCATTTTCTTCATCATTGCCTTGTCTTCGGCTTCATCATCATGCATTTCAGAAATATCTTCTTCACTCATGGCTTGTTTGCCACTTGAAGCTTTATTCTGAGTATCAGGTGATGCTGCGGAAGGCTTGTTGGTTGGGGCTGCCACTTTAGTAGCACCTTTACCAGTTTCGATCTTTTCAGAATCGTCATCTGGTTTACCATTCTCTGGCGTTGGCCCGCCTAAATCCTGTGCTTCACCAGGTAATTTTTGTGGAGGCATGCCGGATGCTGACTTCTTACTACCTGCAAGAATGTCGGCTGCTGCTTCCATTAATTTGTTATTTGCCATTAGGAATCTCCTTTTGATTTCTTATTTATAAATTTAAAGTTTTCGTAGGTAATTTTCAAAGAGCTTTAACGCAACCTGCTCAATTTGAGCTTTGGAAGCACTCTTTATTTGTTTTTTAGCGTTGTCAAAGTCTACTTCAACGAAGCGCCCCTCAACAAACATCCATTCTTTATTTTCCATAATGCCGTTAACGAAAGCACCAGGTGCAGATGGATCTGCAACAATGTCAGCAGCAGTGGCTAATTTCAAGTCATCTTGTACAAGACTATAACCTTCTCTAGTCTGTACAACAGAACCCATTGCTCTAGATGAAACACCAACCTGAATGTCATTATCGATAAAGTTCTTAACGATTTGGCCGTATGGTGTTTCTAAAATCAAAGCACGTCCATAATAAGAATTGCCATCTTCAGTCAATCCAACAATCTTATGTGACACACGTTCTAAGTTAATAGATGGTGTGTCAGGATGTCCAAGTTCACCCAATGCACGTCCAGTTTTAATAAATTCTTCATTGTAACGGGATACTTCTTTACGAAGTGTGTCCATTTTGTACATTCTATTATTCTTGTTTACTTGTTCACCAACAAGAAATGTACCTTCAATGTAAAGTTTTTTCTTACCGTTCTCAGAAGCTTCGGTAAGATACTTTACACTTTCGATTGTTTCTGTAATTAGTTTCATGTTGTTGATTGTCCTGTATAAACATCTACGTTGTATGATGAATTCTTAGATAATTCTAATACAATCGTACCACCAGTTGCAATAGTGATTACAACATTAGATGTATTGTTGTTCGCAATAGAATAACCAAAATCATCAAAACGCATTTCTCCAGCATTGTGTAATGTGAGAACTGGAGTATTTGCAGCTCTAGATACGGTAATATTACCATTACTAGACCATGTTACTCTTTTAATATCTGCTGAGTTAACAATCTCAGTAGTAGTATTTTTTCTCAAATCTATAAGATTGACTGTGTATGTTCCCGGATCAACGCATCTAATGATGGATGAACCTCTTAATGAATTTTGAATTTCTATTGACATGTTATCTTATTCCCATTGATGAGCGTCTACGCAAAGACATTTTTCTTTTTAATAGTGTACGGCGCAATTTAGATCTCCTTGTTGTCTTCCAAGAACGCTTCAACATTCTAGCTTTATGTAACCTAACTGTAGCCGGTATTCTTTTAACTGTGTTACCAGATATTCTATAACCTTTAATACTAGAGCGTCTGACATTCTTCTGTACAACAATGCGCCCTTTAGTATTTCTTCTAATTCTTCGGCGAATCTTTTGGACTCTGCCCATCTTAACTATGTTGCCAGCTTCTTCTAACTCGACAAACTCAAATGTATCTTCAGCAACATATCGTTTAGCTTCTTTTAATCTTTTAGAAACGATTTCATCCAAACGAGCAAAAAGTATTTCTTTTGCTTCATCTAAACGCTTATGTATAATCGAATCTAGAAAACTCATTTGTGTTTACTAAATGCAAAATCAGAAGCCTTCACAAAATGTTCTGGTGATTTATGCACCATGTTAGCAAACTTTTTCTTGTTATCATCATTCAACGCATTATGCACATTTGTAATTGCCGATGCAGTATAGTGGTCAACTTTGCGAGTATGACCTGATGCAAACTTAACTGACTTAGCCTGTTTATTCTTTACAATCTTATGTAGGGTGTCCATAACAGCCTCTTCCAACTCAACACTTTCGTTTTGTTGTAGTGGTGCTGTAATCTGTGATCCATAAGGTACAGTAAAAAATCTGTTTAACTTATTATTAAAATATAAAGCAACTCTTGTTCCATCTGGAAACAAACGAATAGACTTACGTTTTAAAACTAATACAATCGGTGGATCTGGTGGTGTATCAATTGAACCTTCAACCAAATCTGTTGTAATGATTTCATCTTCACGAACTGCACGGCGAGCTTGCGTATTAATCTGTTTATTATTAGAAAGTAAATCTACCATCTTAGTGAAAAGATTTTGAATAATCATCTTATCGGCATTATTGAAGTTTGGTTTTTCTTCACTCATCTTATCTAAGATTTTGTGAATACGTTGCATCTGTGCCTTATTGGCAAGACCAGCCCGTACCAACACATCAAACTTTGAATAGTCTGATGCCTCTTCTTCAACAATAGATTTAAATTCTAATAGAGATTTCATGCAGCTTCTGTATCGTCTTCTTGTTGTTCTTCTTCTTTGTCATTGAATAGTGTTTGTGCAATATCAATTTTTCTTGCATTTAAAGCATCAAATGCTCTAGTTGATAACAAATCAGTTAATGTATCTTTTGCTTCAGCTGCATTACCAACTGAAACATTGTTAATAAAATCAATCGTATCCATATTTATTCTCCTATTTCTTATTTAGTCTTGATGCCAATTTTTCCGAATCTGCATCAAGCATCGGTGTTTTAGATTCTGTTGAATCTTCTTCTGCCGTATTATCTACAGGTGGATTAGCATCTGCTTCTGCCTGTTGTTGTTCTTGTCCTGGTATTGGAATGGTTGGTCCACCAGTACCAGCTTTGTCTTCTTTGGCAATCTGTTTGTCCATTTGTGAAATGTCTTCATCAGATAGTTGAAGAATCTTTCTTCTAACCCAATCAGCTGAATAGTAACGGCCAATATATGGATCAACAACTTGCAATAGTCCCAATCTCTCACGCAATAACTCTGCATCACGCAGTTCTGTGAAGTTATTATCTTTCTTGTAATCGTAATAGATATCTTCTCTGAATCTATCCCACTCATCTGTTGTACAGATACCTTTAAGAACTAATTGAATTCTTAAAGCATGGTCAAAAATCTGAGAGAACTTATTACGCAGTCTAATAATAAACTTTGTAAACTTAACTTCATCTCTTGTAACTTCAGTTG